TATATTGATAGTATGTTTAGAAAAAACAATAAATCAATAATGGAAAAGTTATATAATTTAACTAATATAAAAATACCAAATTAATTATAATGTATATGTTTTAGTCTCATTAAATGTATTATAATTGGTGCTTTCAGTAGTTGTTACAAATTTATAATCTCCATCTATTTTATCATCAAATATTGATAAAAGTAAATATCCTCTATTTTGTGGTTGCATCCATTCAGTGTTTTCAGGTATTGTTTCAAAAACACTTTTAATTTCAGCAGGAGATAATGGATTTAAAAAATATTCTAATCCATAAGATGTCACAGATGGGGCACCAAATTCATATCCTATAGTATCATTATTATTATTGACTAATTTGTTAAACCATCCATTATGTGAATCACCTGATATGGTTGCAAAATTAATATTTTGTTCTTTTATAAAATTAAATATTTGTTCTCTTTGTGATGGATAACCATCCCATGCATCTAAATTATAACCTAATAATGGATTAGCAAATAATGATGTATCCATTAGAATTTTTTGTTCTGGAGTTCTAAATTCAGGAGGTGTTTGTTTGGCAACTAAATATTCAATAATTGCTTTATTTATTAATTCTGGATTTAAAGGACTTGAATGTTGTAAAATTGATATAGGTAATTTTATTTTAGACATTAAAACTTGACTTCCTAATATTTGCCATTTTGATTCAGATGATTTTATTTTACATTTTAACCAATTAAATTGACTTTTTCCTAATAATTCTCTATTTTCATTATTTAATTTATTATTTGTTTCTTCTCTTGTTTCAGGAATAATAAAATCAACTGGATTTATTTGTTTTTCTCTACCAAAAAATCTTGAATCTATCATATGTAATGATAATAAATTTCCAAAATCAAAACTTCTATATATTTTCATATTACATTTAGATTTATCAACTGTAATTGGCATCCATTCACAATATGCTTTTAGACCATTATGTTTTCTTTTTAAAAATTCACATTTATTTGGCATTGATGGAGCTCCATCTTTCCAAGCATCATCAACTACTTCATGATCATCCCACACTGCAATAATTGGATACATTGAATGTAATTTTTGAAGATCTGGATCTTGTTTATATTGTGAGTGTCTACATCTATAATCATTTAGAGTAATTGTTTCATGTGATGGTTTAGATTCTCTTTCTTTATTTATCGGAATTCCAAAACTATCTGTATTTGAATATTCATAAATATAATCACCCAAATGAATTACACAACTAATATCTTTTTCTTTACAAATTTCTTTATATACATTAAAATATCCTTGGGGATAGTTTGCACATGACACAACAGCTAATTTTATGTTTGAAATATTATTATTCTTATTTGGAATTGTATTTGTTCTACCAATATTTGAATACTGTATATTATTTTTATTATTTGTTGAACCAAAACGATAATAATATGTTTTATTTTCTTTAAGACAATTAATTTTTATTTTAAAAGTAAAATCTTGATTAATATTTGATGAAATATTTCCATATTTTATTATATTTTTAAATTCAACATCATCTGATAATTCATAAAATAATGTTATGGGAAAATTTAAATTTGTATATTTAGCATGCGTCCATAATATTATTGAATTTGATGTTGGGTCACCACTGGCAATACCATAATTAAATTCCACATTTTGTTTTTTTAAACAATAATTAATATTTTTTAATTTTATGGAATTATTTAAAATTTTTTCACTAATCCAATTTATTTTAATTTGATGTTTAAATAAATCAAATTCTTTTACTATAATTTCTTTATTATTACCAAAATTTTGAAATAATATACAGATGTTTATTTTTTCACTTGTTGGAACAAATTTTATATAGTCGTCATTTTTACAAATATAATATTTTTTTTTTGTATTTTTATTATTTATTAATATAATTATTTTACATACATTTTTAAAATCAAAATTATATTTAATTATATATTCTGTTTTTTTATTTACATAATAATCTCTTTTATAACCACTATTACAAGACCCTCTAATTAATTTAAAACTCATATAATTATATTACATATTTTTTATTTTTATAGCTTTAATATTTTTTTTTGAAGAATATCATATGATTTTTTATAATAATTGCACTTTAATGGTAAAAGATAATAAATGGTTTGAAGATAAAATACATGTATTTAAAAGTGTTTGGGATAATATATTATTTTTTCATTTTCTCTTAAAAATAGCACAACAATGAAAAAAATATATTGATAGTATGTTTAGAAAAAACAATAAATCAATAATGGAAAAGTTATATAATTTAACTAATATAAAAATACCAAATTAATTAAAAATTATATTAAAAAAAATTGAAATATAATTCATCTAAATAACTATAAAATTGTTTTAGTAGTATTCTAAGAGACTTAAATTTTGACAACTATGAGTGAAGTAATGAATGAAGCTATGAGTGACGCTACGAGAGACGCTACTTTAAAAATTGTAATTGATAATACCTATTCAATGGGCCGTGAGGTTGAATTACTTAAAAAAATATTATTAGAAATAATAGACATTTGTAGATTAATTAATTGTTTTGATAAAATTGAAATTATATTATATGCTGATTATGATAGTTCAAATTATCCAATTGAAACAAGTGGGGAACTTGAACCTCTTGATAATAAATTAAAAATTTTTTCCAATAATATGAAATGCATTGGAGGTGGTGGAAGAGAAGCTTCCAAAACCGGTATATTAAAAGCTCTTGAAAATATTAATAATAATAAAATATATATAATTCATATTGGAGACCAAAAATCTCATGATATGGATTGTAATGAACTACAATCTAAATATGAAAAACAAAAATTAGGTAATTATTTTTATTGGAATAATATAATTAATAAATGCATTTCAAATAATGTAAATTTTACTAGTTTAATGATTAGAAATTCTTCTTATTATCCATTTTCATTATTGTCTAAATTAACAGGTGGAATATATAAAAACACTGATAATATAAAAAGATCAATGATTGAAATTATTAATATGTGGTGTGGTGTTATGATTAATCCTTTAAATACATCAGTGCCAGAAAAATTAGTTGATATATTACCTATGGAAAAAAATATTAAACAAACCGAAATTATTAGATTAAATTTAAAGGAAATTAATAATATTGAAGAATGTCTTGAAAATAAAATGAAAATTTCTTTTAATAAAATTGGAAAAGATAAAGAATATACTGATATAATATTTAAAATAATTATTGAAATTATTAATAATAATGTTATGAATTTAACAAGTAATGGTGTTTTTGGTAAAATATTTAGAAAATTAGTTTCTTTAAGAAGAGATGAACGTCGTGATATATTAATTAATAATATAAATATTGCTAAAAATAAATTAGGAATATATGATAAAAAAATAATGGAAAATTGGATTAATAATTCTTACAATATGGAAGAAGAAATTAAAGAAAAAATACAAGAATTAATAAATAAAAATATTATTACTAAAACGGTAAATTATGTTTCTGATAATAAAATATTTTTTAAAAATCCAAAAGAAACTATAAATATGTTTAAAACATTAACAAAAAATGAACAATCAACATTAAAAGAATATTTATCAAGACTTGTAATAGTAAATAAAGAAATTAATTATATTGAAGATTTAGAAAAAACAGAAATACCTTTTGATATGAAAAATTCTTCAATGTTCTTTAGTTTATTATTGAATCCATTTGTTCCTGGAACGATGATTACTTCTAAAAGAACACAAGGTATAATGGCATTATTATCTTTAAATACAGTGATACACGAACAAGCTATTTCTTTTTTAAATCATTTTAAAGGAAGATGGATTAATTTTGAAATAAAAGAAGATGGAACACCATTAATTCCTGAAGATTTTTCATTTAATTTTGTGTCATTAATTTTAAAATTTCCCGCATTTCTCAAAGAAAATGAAATATATAATGCTAAAAAAATATTAAGAATAAATAATGTAAGTAGAGTATTTAATTTAAGTGTTGATACTAAGATAATTGATTATTCAACCGCAAATTATAAAGGATGGTGTCATCAAGAAAAATGTAAAAAATGTGAAAAAAAAGTTCCAATTTCTTTAATTGATAAAAATGGAGCTTGTGGTTATTGTTTAACAGGTTATAAAACAATTGAACAATATGAAAGTAATACTTCTTTGTATTGTTGTTATGGTTGTAAATCATTTTATTCAGCTGATCCTACATCATATGTTACAGGTAAGAGAAGATGTCATTATTGTAGAAATAATCAAAGACCTAATTTACAACAATGTTTAAAATGTCATAATAAATTTGTAAGTAATAAAAATATTGATATTTGTAAAGGATGTGAAAAAGGTGAAAAACCAAGAAAATTTGATATAATTACAAAAACTACTAAAGTAAGTAAATTATTTAAAAATAACTTAGATCATCTTTTAAATTTAGCAGGATTAAGAGGAGGATATAATATTAAAGATTATAAAATAAGTAGTGAAGAAAAATATCCTGAAATGAATGATAAATTTACATTAATATTAAACAGGATGGATAAATCTTCTAAATTAGATTTAAAAGCAAATAACTCAAAATTAGAAGCTTATAAATTATTATATTTAAGTGAAGAAATAGAAATTCCTGAAAATCTTGAATTTATAGATATTAATGGAAACCTTATAATCAACAAAGAAGAAATAATTAATATTATAAAAGATTGTATTTATAATTCAAAAATTTATAAGAAAATGTGTTCTTTATGTTGTGAAGAAATAACAATTTCAAATTTATTACCATCTTGTGGAAGAAAAAATTGTAATAATTCAGTTTGTTATGATTGTGGTGATAGATGGTATTCAGAAAATGAAATTGGAAAAATAGTTAATCCAAGGCATTGTTTCTGTATGTTTTGTTCAAGAAAACCAACAATAAAGACATCAAGTAGATGGATGAAAACTAATTTAAATTCAAAAATAAAAGATATAGTTATTGATAATTCATTTTATTATGCTTGGTGTATTACTTGTCATTCAGTAAAAGAATTTTGTGAAAAATCATGTGCTAATAATCAAGTTCCATGTATTAATAATTTTGAATGTAATGAATGTAAGGATAAAAATAAATTATCATTAACAGAACATAATATAAAACAATGCCCTGGTTGTGAATTTCCGACAACTCTATCACAAGGATGTAATCATATAACTTGTCCTATTCAAGATTGTGGAGCTCATTGGTGTTTTGAATGTGGGTATCAATTTGAAGAAGAAAATATTTACGAACATATGAATAAAGATCATGGAAGAATTTTTGCTTATGATGAGCCTTGGTTTGATAATTATGATAGTGATACAGATTAATTATTATATTTTATTTTTTTAATAAATATAAATAAAAATACCAAATTTAAATATTGTTATATGTTTTTTTGCAATAATTGTGGAAGCAAAATTTCAATTTACACAATAAAAAAACAATTTAGAAGAGCTTGTACTTCACAATGTTCAAGATGGATAAATTATTATAAATGTGATAATTGTAATAAATTTAATGATTACAAAATTTTTAAAAATCATAAAAGTAAAATGAAAAAAATATTATTATTAATTAATAATAATATAAAAAAATAAGATATAATAATATTTTTATATTAATTAATAAAGATGTTAGTATATCATATAAGCGATATTCATATTCATAAACAAGAAAGATTTAATGAATATAGAAATGTTTTTAAAAACTTAGTAAGTAAAATAGAAAAAGATAATTTAATTGTTATAACAGGTGATGTTTTTCACGATAAATGTTATATAACACCTGAATCACTAATATTGTTTAAAGAATTTATGATTGATTTAAGTAATCTATGTGAAATTATTATTATTGATGGTAATCACGATGTGAATATAAATAATAATAAAAGAAAATCAAATATTGAAGCTTCATTAAAATGTTTAAAAACAAATAAAACGATACATTATTTAAAAGAAGATAAAAAAAGTGTAAAAATTAAAGATATTAATTTTATTTTAACTATGATGAATAGTAGTGTAGAAAAATTTAAAAAAAATAAAAATGAAAAATATGTATCTTTATATCATGGAACTTTATATAAATGTAAAATGAATGAAAATTATGAAATAGATGATGATAAATATTTAAAGATTAAAGATTTTAAAGATTATGATATAACAATGTTAGGTGATATTCATAAACATCAATTTTTAGATAAAAATAAAACAATTGGATATGCTTCATCATTAATTCAACAAAATTTTGGAGAAGATTTATACGATCATGGAATGATTATTTGGGATATGGATAAATTAAAGGGTGAATTTGTAAGAATTGAAAATGAGGTATGTTATGTTAAATGTTATTTAACAAAAGATAGTTTTAAAATTCCTGAACTAAATGGAAAGAATAAATTAAATATTGAATTAAACTATGAAAGTGATATGATTTCATCTTGTGAAAGTCAAATAAAAAATTTAAAAGAAAAATATACAATATTAAATTATCGTTATAATGAAATAAAAAGTAAAGAAACTAAAAAAGATAATAAAATATTAAAAAAAAATATAGTTGATGTTTATAAAGATTTTTCTAAAATTAATAATTTACAAGAAGATAAAGATATTATTGAGATATTAAATAACTATATTAGTGAAAATAATATAAATAATAAAGATATTAAATTGAAAAAAGTTAAATTTTCCAACTTATTTTCTTATGGTGAAAAAAATATTGTTAATTTTAAAAATTATAATGGTATGGTTTCCATAATAGGCGAAAATGGAAGTGGAAAATCAAGTTTAATTGATGTTATTTTATTTATACTATTTGATAAATTTAGTAAAGGTAAAAGTAAGGATGCATTAAATATTAGAACTAATAATGGTGAGGGTATTTTAGAACTTGAAGTTAATGGAGCAGAATATAAAATAGTTAGAAAATTAGATAATAAAATAAAATCATCTAAAATATATATAGAGAAAAATGGAGAAAATATTTCTGAAGATAATAAAACAAAAACGGATAATTTAATAAAAGAAATTGTTGGTAGTTATGAAGAATTTATTACAACTAATATTCTCCTTCAAAACGAATTAGAAATATCTTCTATGAATGATGTGGATAAATTAAAATTATTATTGGAATTATTAAATATTAATAAGTATGAAGAAATTAAAAAAACAATGGAGAAAAAGAAGAATTCATTAAAAAGAAGCATAAATGCATTAGTTAAAGAAACTGATAAATATTCATTAATAATTAAAAAGAAAAAAAATATTAATGATGATATAATTAAAAATGAAAAAGAATTAGAAGAATTAGATAATAAATTAAAGGATATAATAAAAAGAAAATGTAAATATGAATGTGATATAGAGTATTTAAATATTGATGACTATGATATGGAAGAAATTGAAAAAGAAATAAAAAAATTAAAGAAAAAAATTAAAAATATTAAAAATAATGAAACATCAATTGATGAATTAGAAGATGTTGTTGAAGAATTAAAAAAAGAAGTTTATGAATTAAATTTAAAAAAGAGTGGTGTTAAAAATATTAAAATAGATAAAGAGAAAATAGAAATATCATTACAAAATACAAAAAATTTAATTGAAAAAACAAAAAATTCTATTTTTGATAGTAATATTAATATTATAAATGATGAAGATATAATTAAAAAATATGATGAATTAAAAATTAAAACTGAACAAAGTATTAAAAAAAATAAAAAAAATATTGATAAATTAATACAAATAGAAAAAGATTTGAATAAAGAATTATTACTTTCTAAAAATAAAGGAATTATTGAGCCTTATCAACATAAAATAAATAAATTATGTTTTAATGATAAATGTAATAATTGTAAAAATAATAGAGATGAAATTAATGAAATAGAAATATATAATTTAAATAATATAAGAGATGAAAATGAGATATTTGAGGATATTAATATTTTAATGTTAGAAGAAAAAAAGAATAAATTATATGATTTAGAAAAAAAATTAAAATATATTGAAAAAGATTGTAACGATGAAATAAATGAAAATAAAATTAAAATTAAACAAAATGAAAATAATAAAAATGAATTTGAAAATAATAAAAATAGTAAATTAATAAACTTACAAAAAGAAGTAGATGAATATTTATTATTGCTTGAAAATAATAAATTATTGGAAATTGATAATAATATTGATATTAAAATAGAAAAAAAACAAGAAAAGATAAATAAAAAACAAAAAGAATTAAAATCATTAAAAGAAGTTATTCAAAATGAAAAAGAAATTGAGGAAAGATTAAAAGAATTAAAAAAGGTTAAAAAAAATTTTGAGAAATATGAAGAAATTAAAATAGAATTAAATCAAATAATTAATATAGAAAAATATAATGAGAAAGAATTAAAAATAAAAAAAGATATTGATAATATTTTAAATAAAAAATATGGTGAAATATTAGGTGTGGAAGAAATATATAATGAAAAAATAAAAGAGTTAGATGATTATAAAGAACAGTATAATAAAGTTATAAAAGTTGTTGATTTATATGAAAAGAATAATTTTATTGGATTTATAATGGATAATTATGTAAAAAGGTTAGAAATATTAATTAATAATATATTAATGTCAATCGTTGATTATAAAGTTAAAATAGAACAAGATATTGATGAATTAAGAATATATAAAATTGAGAATGAAGCAATGATTAATATTAGACAATTGTCCGGAAATGAAAAATTTTTAATTAATATTGCTGTTAAGTCAGCATTAAATAATATGAGTGTATCATTTAAAACTAATTTTTTTATTATTGATGAAGGTTTTGGTAGTTGTGATGAAATTAGATTAAAAAAAATAAATAATTTATTAGATTTATTAAATAACGAATTTGAATTATGTTTAGTTATATCACATTTAGATATAATTAAAAGTAAAAAAAATAAGGAAATTAATATTAGAAGAAATTGTGAAGGTTTTAGTTATATTGAATAATTATTTTTTATTATATTTATTAACATTTAATATTTCATATTCTATATCATAATTATTATAATTATTATAACTTTTATTATCTAAATTATTTTTTAATTTATTAAGTAAATAACCATTACAGATACCACAATGGTCTGTATTAGAATAATCAATTGTTAATTTACAAATATCTTTTTTTATATTTCATCTTCATAACATTATTTTATTATTTCTAAATAATATTTTTGTAAGTTATACATACTCTTAAATAAAAAATATTTTTTATTTAAAAATTATTTGTTATAAATTATTTAATGAATGATAATAATACAACTAAATTTTCTGATTTATTAAGAGATTATGAATATGAAAATATTGAAAAAGATTATGATATTAATTATTGTGTAGGTGTTAATACAGATAGAAGTAATAATATATTTAATAATTTTGATTTTATTTATAATATAAAAGTTAAACCAATTAAAGAAGATAAAGAAATATTTGAAAATAATTTATTCAAAATTATTATTGGTGGAAGTTCAATTTATTATAGAGAAAATATTCAAGTAAAAAAATGTAAAGATAAATTTATTCAATATAATATAAATTTACCAGCTCCATCATTTTATAAATATCATGCATTATATATTAATTTAAGTAAATTGAATGATAAATATAAAATAATAGTTAATGGAATTAAATTTAAAAATATGAATTCTTTAACTAAAGATAATTATATATTATATGATTGTTTTGATACATATATATATATATTTACTAATAGTTATAGATACAATATTGTTTCTTGTGGTGGAATGTTTGGTATTCGTTATAGTGATGCAAGTTTTTACACTGATATTACAGGTTATAGTAAATATTATAAAATTATGGATAGAATAAAAACGGAATTGATGGATGATTTAAAAAAAACAAAATATGAAATAACAGAAGATAATGATATTTTATATATTGGATATATGATAATTAAATATATTATAATAGATGCTAATTATTATTATTTATATAATAATAAAGAACATACAACTAATGAAATATTTTTAATAATAAAAAAATATATAGTAAAATGGAATAGCAGAAAAAATTATATGATGTTTTTAGTTGGTTCTGGGTTTATTTCAATAAATGGAATATATAGAAATTCAAGTCATCCAATATTTGAAGTGGAAGATTTACATAGATATATATGTAAATTTATTTGAATTATATGAATAAAAAAATGAAATTTTATATATATTAAAATTAAATAATAAAATGGACGAAAATTACTGGATTGTAGATAATTGGTTGATATTTAAAGCTATTTTTTAAAACAATAAATATTTTTTTATAAATTTTTCTTTAAAATCATTTTTTTTTATATATTTTTCAATATTTTTATTTAATTTATTATTATCAATAAATAATTTTGTAATATCATTTTTAATTTTTGTTCTTGTTTTTTTATCACATATAAAATAACATTGTCTAAAATTAACCATATTTTTAATTTTTTTTCGTTCTTTAATAAAACCTTTATTATTTTTTAAATTTAATATTAAAATTAAGGAACATAAAATTTTATCACAAACATCAATTTTAAATTCAACAGTAAAATCTTTTTCATAAAAATAAGAATCATAAAGAAATTTAGATTTTTCATAATTTTCATCAATACAAGGTCTTATTTCAAATCTATACATATTTTTATCATAATAATTATATTCACTACATTTATAACATATTAATACACCTTGTGGATGTTTAGAACTTTTTGCAGTATTTTTAACAAAATTTTCAATTTCTATTTCATTTGGTATTTCTAATAAATCATTATCACATTTAATTTTAGAAAATTCTAAATTAATTTTTTCATTTTTATCATTTTCCATATCATTAATATAATTATTGATTTTTATATCATCATTAATAATTTCTTTAAAATCATTAATTAACTTTTTTAATTTTTTATTTTTAATTATTAATCCATCACGATTAATTAAATATTGTCTAATCATATTTTCAAAAATAATTTCAATATTTTTATTATCATCAATATCAATAATATCTATCAATTCAATATCTTCAATAAAATATAAATTTAAACTATTTAATTTTTTATCTTTAAAATTATTAATAATTCCAAACTTAACATAATATTTATCCAAATAATTAAACATTGGATTTTTGTAAAAATATATTTGTTTAACTTTATCTGAATTAATATTTTTATTTTTTTTAATAGTTTTATTTGTTTTAGATATTTTTTTTGTTTTATTATTTTTTAATTCTTTTATTTCTTTTTCCATATTTTCTATTTTATTAAATAATAAATTAATTGCTTCATTTTTTTTATCGTTTTCCATTATTTATATCCTATTATTTTTATATATTTATATTTTATCAATTTTTAATAATAATTTTATTAAAAATT